GCTGATCGATGTCAGTCCGGTGACCTATCCGGCCTATCCGGATACAGATATCGCCAAACGGTCGTATGATCGGTTCTTGGCGTCAGAAAAAGAAAAACGGGGTACCGCTCGCAGGCTTTGCCATTTTGAGCGGAGATATAAATTTTATCGCTCAATGAAAGGATAGACACATGAGCAAACGCGAAGAGCTTCGAAAGAGGCAGGAAAGCCTGGGTAAAACCTGGGAAGAGTACAAATCTTTCAGGGACGGCTTGAATGATGATGAAACCAAGTGGACTGCGGAAGAGCGGGAGAGGTTTGATCGATTTGACACGGATATCGACGCCATGGAGAGCGATATTCTCGTACTGAAGCGGCAGGTCAAGGATGAGGATCGAGAGACGCGGTATTCCAAGGCAGATGACGACGGTGAAGATCGGGACGACGCTCCCCATAACGGCGACTTCTCGGTGCACCAAAAACAGGATGGTGAGCACCGATCCGACAGGGCAGACATGGAGAGAGACGACCTGTTCCGCCGATTCCTTCGGGACGGGATGGGGGCTTTGACCACGGAACAGCGGGACATGATGGCTGGTGCCGATGTGTCCGGCGGCTATCTGATCACCCCGGAAAAGTTCATCTCAACACTTTTAAAGAACGTGGATGATCAGGTCAAGATCCGTGGACTTGCCACAAAGCACTCTCTCAAAACGGCGGCATCTTTGGGCGTGGTCAAGCTGGATGATGATCTGGATGATTGGACATGGACGACCGAGCTTGGAACCGGAGAAGAGGATACGGGTCTCGGTTTTGGCAGGCGTGAACTTCGCCCCCACCCCATGGCCAAGCGGATCAAGGTTTCTGAAACCCTGCTTCGGAAATCCAACATCGGCATTGAGTCCCTGATTCGGGAGCGCATGGCTTACAAGCTGGGTGGGACATTGGAATCCAACTACATGACCGGTGACGGCCACAATAAGCCCCTGGGTCTTTTCGTTGCATCCAGTGACGGCATTTCAACGGATCGGGATGTCTCTACGGACAACACCGCCACCTTGATTAAGCCGGACAACCTCATCACCGTCCAGGGCACGCTCAAGGCCGCGTACCATGGCAAGGCGAAATGGCTTTTCCATCGGGATGCGATTACCCAAATCCGAAAGCTCAAGGATGGTGAGGGCCAGTACCTTTGGACGCCGGGGTTAAGCTCTGGAGCCCAAAGCCAGATCCTCGGAAAGCCCTACGTCCTATCCGAATGGTGCCCCAACACATTTACCACGGGTAAGTATGTCGGAATGTTCGCGGATTTCTCTTATTACTGGATCGTGGATTGTCTCAACATGACCGTGAAGGTTCTGAAAGAACTCTACGCCGAAACCAATCAGGTGGGCTACATCGGTCGTTATGAAGGTGATGCCCAGCCGGTTCTTGAAGAGGCGTTTGTCCGAATCAAACTCGGATAGGCACGCTTTTAAGGAGACAGTACCGGTTTGAGCCATTCAAGCCGGTTTTAACCCAAATTTATAAGGAATCGCAACAATGAACTTCACGAAAAACTTTGAAATCAGAGAGGTGTGCGCTCCGGTTGGTGCCGCATCAAACACCGATCAGAACTCAGACCGGATTGATATGGCTGGGTATGAGAACGTCACCTTCATCGTTCCCATCACAGATAGTGCGGACACAGGTGTGGCGACGATCACCGCAGAACAGAACAGCGCGGATTCAGACACGGGCATGGCAGCCCTTTCCGGCGCATCGGCAACAGCCACCAGTGCTGAAGATGATGACCTGAATGGTCAGTTGTTGGTGCTGGAGGTGGAACGTCCACAAGAGCGTTATGTCCAGGCTGTTTTGACCTCAGCAACGGCCAATATCGCCTTTGGCAACATGATTGCCATTCTCCATGGCGTTCGAACCAAACCGGTCAGTGAGCATTCCACGGTTGCTGACATGACGCTGGCCATTGAACCGGCGGAAGCGTAGGGGTGACGCATGGGTTACAATTCAAAGATTTACAATAAGCAGGGTGGTGATGAGGTTGTTGTCGCTTCCGGTGGAGAGATCAATATCGAGTCCGGCGGGAAGATCACCGACGATGGCACCCAGGCCAGCCACATTGCCGACCTGTCCATCACCACCGATCTTACAGGGGTAGATACCGACACTGACATGACGGCTGCGCAGGCCGGACAGATTGAAGCCGACCTGGCAGCCATTGAAACAAAACTCAACGCCATTCTGGCAGCACTGGAAGGCGTTGGCATTCTGGCGACATCATAACCGGAGACCGATATGGAAGCTGTTTTGTATTCTGCCCCATCTGTTTATCCGGTATCCGTTGCAGACATCAAGACGCATCTGCGGATTGACGCGACGGATACGACCCATGACGACTACATCGAGTCGTTGATGGTTGCGATTGTGGATCGGGTGGAGTCGTTCTTGGGGCGGAAACTCATCACCCAGACGTGGGATCTGAAGTTTTCGTCATGGCAAGACCTCATCGAGGATGACAACGAACTCCCGCGGGTGCTTCCGTTCGGTCAAACCCAGTCCATCACGTCGATCGTTTATAAGGACGAGGACGGCAACAACCAGACCATATCCACGGATTATTACACGCTGACCCTTGCCGGCACCGATGCCGCTCGGATCGTTTTCAATTACGACGATGACCTTGATGACTTTGATTGGCCGGATCTATGGTCGGTCGATCAAATCACTGTCCGTTTGGTGTGTGGGTATGGCGCCACCGGTGCGGCGGTGCCTGCCCCGATCAAAACGGCGATCCTGCTCATGGTGGGGGATCTGTTCAACGACGAGGATTCTTCCTTTGCTATTGAACACTTGCTGAACAGCTACCGTCTATGGAGGTGCTGATGCAGAAACCACGCCCAAAAAAACTCCATGCACTGCTGAATAAAAAGATGTCTCTCTACCGGCGCACCACAGTAAAAAACAGTTTTGGCGAACCGGTGGAGACCGACGTCAAGGTGTGCGATCTCTGGGTTGCCTTGTGGCCGATCTCTGCAAAAGAGCACATCCAGAGCGACCGGGAAACCATGGAGATTTCCCATCGGATTCGGATCCGGTATCGATCTGGGATCACCCAGGGGATGGTTTTTAAGCTTGGGTCTCGGGAATTTGAGATTACCCAGGGGCCGATCAATGTGAACGAAGACAATCGGCTGATTGATTTTGTCGTGAAAGAGAGGGTGTGATGGGCAAAGGAAGAAAGGGATACCGGTTTAACTGGGAAGATTGGCATATCCGTGAAGCAATCCGGGCCGCCATTGATGCCGGGTCGGAAGAGGCGGCAGAACGAGTATGGAAACGGGCGGTAACATCTAATGAGTTTGCCGATTCCGGAGAGTCTAAAAAAGAATGGGCAACCCTTCGAAAGACAATAGACGTCAAAAAATCAAAGTTTGAGCACGGTGGTCACTTGGTGACAGCATCCGCCCCCCATGCCAACCTGGTCGAATACGGTCACAACATGGTGGTGGGTGGTTCAATGCCCGGCAGAAAGGCGACAAAGATAGAACGATCCGGCACGGGTCGCATTGTCGGGCACGTGGCCCCAAGGCCATTTCTTCGAAATGCGCTGAAGGCTGAAAAGAAAAACGCTGAGCGGATCATCATGGATAAAGTAAAGGACGCCATCCGATGAAAGCCCTTCTTGACGCGATCTATACAGAGTGGAGCCACGCAACCCTGCCGCTCTATTTTACCAAGGTTCCCGAGACCCGGGAGAGCCCATATTGTGTCTATCACCTCATCAACGCCATGCCGGAGTACACCTTTTCGTCCATGGATGAAAATGTGGAGATTCAATTCACGGTGATCGGCGATTCCGGCGACGATGTGCTCGGGTATTTAAACGACGTTCAGCAGATATATGACGACTGTAAATTGACCGTGACCGGTTATGAGTTCGTAAAAATGGAGCGGGGGCTGTTGTCCTCTTTCCGATACAACGAAAATCGGACATGGCAAGGCATTATAACGTATGAGGCGATCATACACAAAGCATTATAGGGGTGAATTATGGCGACGTTTAACGGTCGTGAAGCAAACATCACGGTGAATTCGCTGACAGGTGAAGCCGTGGTTGCAGAGATGTCAGACTGGTCGATCAATCGTAAGGCAGCAGAGATTGACACGGCGGCATTTGGAGATGGTTGGAGCAAATCCGATGTGGGGATGCTCTCATATTCCGGGTCTTTCAAGGGATCGTTTGATCCCACGGATACCACCGGACAGGGCGTGTTGAAGACCGCCTTCGAAGATGGCTCTCTCATCAACGATATCCGGTTTTACATTGAGCACAGTGACGACACCGACGCGACCATGCGGTGTCTTGCCCCCGATATTGGCTCCACCAACGGCATTCGGGTCACATCGATGGACGTGAGCATCGATAAAAACGGTGTGGGTCAATTGAGTGTGTCCTTCTCCGGTTCCGGCGCGATCAAAGAGAACATTGTCGAGCGCATTGACGAATCCGGGGCGGTTACATCCGGGGTTCACGTCGTTGAGCTGACGGGTACCGCGTCCATTGCTGCAACCATTGCGGACGCTGCAAACCATGCGGGTAGCTTTGTTGTTGTCTGCACTGCGGAGCCCGCAACCACCCACACCGTGACCCTCACCAGCGGAACCTGGGACGGGACAAACGACACTGCCACATTCTCGGACATTGGGGATGCGCTTTTGGTGACCTTTGACGCATCAGGGGATGGAACGATTGTCAGCAATGTCGGTTCCGTGGCCCTTTCATAATCGTTTTTTATAAGAAAAAAGGAAGAATACGATGGCAACGTTTAACGGACGGAACGCAAGAATTACCGTAAACTCATCAACCACAGAGAAGATTATTGCAGAGATGTCGGATTGGTCGATCAACCGTAAGGCGGCAGAGATTGACACGACGGCATTTGGAGATGGTTGGAGTAAATCCGATGTTGGGATGCTCTCATACTCAGGGTCTTTCAAGGGGTCGTTTGATCCCACGGATACCACCGGACAGGGCGTGTTGAAGACCTCCTTTGAAGATGGATCGCTCATCAACGATATCCGGTTTTATTATGAATATTCAGAAACCGGCGGCGATACGGTTCGATTTTTGGCGCCTGCATCTGGCTCCACCAACGGTATTCGGATCACATCGATGGACGTTAGCATCGATAAAAACGGTGTGGGTCAATTGAGTGTGTCCTTCTCCGGTTCCGGCGCGATCGAGGAAGACACCGATACCGTTTAAGACTGAACAAGATACGACACCGCTTAACGGTGTTGGGTATGGGGCTCTCGTGTTTTTCGCCTCTTTTTTCTGAGAGTCCCCATTCACAAAAAGAGGCACAATTTCTAAATCCAAACCCATAAAAAAACAAAAAAGAGAGGCGAAACATGGATTTTAATTTGGAAGATCTCAACCCTGGAGTGACGTTTTACTTTGACGATGCAGAGCCCGAAAAAGGTTCCGTCACTCTTCGGGCTTGCCCTGGTGATGTTATGGCCGACATCGAGAAAAAGACAACGACCAAGCGGGTGGAGTACAAGCGGGGCCAGCGGTTTGAGGTGGTTGACAAAAAAGAGGACAAGTGGCGGGAGCTGTTTTACGACTATGTCATTCTCGGGTGGGAGAACATCAGCGCCAACGGAGCCCCATTGGAGTGCACAAAGGAAAACAAGCTGACGCTCATGGGTCAATCGCCGGTGTTTGCCGTATTTGTTGCCGACCGACTGGAGAAGCTGAACAACGAGTTGATTGACCGGGCTGAGGCAGCGGAAAAAAACTGATTGAGTATGCAGACCGGTACTTCGACAAAGACAAAGCCGAATGTGAAAAGTGCGAAAAGCTTCACGCAAGGTGGGGACGTGAACCGGATTGTGAAGCCTGTTTACCCCCTCTCTTTGAAGAGAATCGATCTGCTATCAACGTCTACTCAATGTGTCGCGGCCAGGTAATTGTTGCGCCAATGGGTGGGATTATCGGTCTGAACGCCATGGCGGTTGATACCGTGATGAACCGGATGAAGGTCCCGGAAGATCAGCGGGACAAGGTGTTTTTCCAGGTGATGGCCCTTGGAAGCCACTTTACAGCCAAAATGAATAAAGAGAAGGAAGAATAGCAATGTCGGGATCTGTTGGAAACATCTATGTCAATATCCGTGGGAACATCGATGATCTTGAACGGGATCTCGACAAAGCAAAGCGTGCATCCAAAACCGGTGCGGACCAGATCGCAGACGCCATGCAGCGTGCGGAGCGTGCAGCCACAGCCCAGGCTCAGAAAATGGAGCAGGTGTTCAACCGGGTGAAGGTGGCCGCTGGGGCTGCGGCTGTGGCAATTGCCGGGATGGCCGCAACAAGGGGGCTTGAAGCTATCACCCGCCAGGGTATGGAGTTTGAGAGCACGATGAAAGCGGTTCAAGCTGTTTCCAGGGCATCTGCTGCCGACTATGCCAAACTGGAAGCTGCTGCCCGTTCTATGGGAGCTACAACAGAGTGGAGCGCCCAGCAGTCCGGTGAGGCGCTAAAGTATATGGCCATGGCCGGGATGAGCACACAGGATGCCATTAAGGGTCTGCCGGGTCTTCTGGATCTTGCCACCGCATCACAGATGGATCTGGCTACGGCAGCAGACATCGCCACAGACACACTCACTGCATTCGGCATGTCCACGTCAGAACTCTCCCGCATGAACGATGCCCTGGTCAACACATCCACCAGAGCCAATACCACCGTTGCCATGCTGGGAGAGTCATTTAAATATGTGGCGCCTGTTGCAGCCCAGATGGGGTATGACGTGGAGCAGACATCTGGGTTACTCGGCATCATGGCCAATGCAGGAATCAAGGCATCGGATGCCGGTACAGATCTTAGACAGGCATTGCTTCGAACGGCCAAGGCAGCCAAAGCCCTGGGCATGGATGCCGGATCATCTCTTATCGAGGTTTTGAAAGAGATGCACAAAAGGCAGATGTCAGCCAATGAGGTAACTGAGCTTTTTGGCATGGTTGCGTCAAAGTCTGCCATGGTGCTCATGAACAATGTGGATGCTGTCAACACCCTGACCGATGCGCTCTATGAGAATGAGGGGGCCGCAAAGTCAACGGCTGAGACCATGCGGGATTCCGCAGAGAATGACTGGAAGGTTTTCAAAAGCACCATCTCGGACATTGCCCTTGATATGTGGGATGCGTTTGGGCCGGATGTCCGGTACCTGCTGGAAGAGATGACGGAAGCCGCCCGGAACATGTCGCCGATGTTTAAAGAGCTTGGGGAGGCCATCGGTACGGTTGTCAGTGGCATGGCCAGATTGGTGGACCTGTTCGACAAGTTTATGAACCATCGCGGTGTGCTCGGAGACTGGCTA